ACATTACCTGCAATGATTACAACATGTGGATAATTCATTCTAAAATTATTAACAAATGATGCAAAACGCTCCGTATAGCCATTAGCTACATCAATACAAACATATTTAATAGATTCTTCTGTTTCGTTATAAACGTATTCAAATTTCTTTTCATCTGATTCAGAAATACCAATACTCATTGCAACAAAGGCTCTGCGCATATGGCCGTGTTCAACATCAATAAAATAATCAATAAGACTATCTACATTATAAGTTTTCACAAGACAAGTAAACATTTCTTGTTCAGCTAACGTATCAGCCATTTCAAATGTTCCAACACCATCCATGTTAGCAGCCATAATAGGAATACCCCAATAACTTCCAATATGCGGTTCACGAATATTATCTGGAAATTGAGGCTCATAATTTAAAAACTTATATCGACGATTAAGTTCTACTTCTTTGCGGGAAGTAAGAGTACTGCGCTTGGGCCGAATTAGAACGTCTTTATAATCCAGTTTGATTTCATTATCAATTAACATTTATTTTCCTAACAATGCTTTCAAAGAATTGATTTCATCTTTAATTTTAAGTTTATTTACTTTTGCGCTAGCAATAACTACTCCTGGTGCTTTTTCAGCTTCTAAAGCTTCTACTAAACTGTGTTGATACTTATGTCTATCTTCTAACAGCTTAATACGGTGTTTTATATCTTCAATGTTCATTTGTGTTCCTTTATACGAAGAAATCGTCGAGTGTTGATATTTTTACTGCAGACCAACCTACGGCTTCTAGAATTGATTGCAGTGGGCTTAGGAATACTTTCTCAAATTGTGTTTCATAATCAATATATTTTTGCAAATCAAATTCTTTTGGAAGAACACCCGGAAACGAGATAATGTTTTCGCGAATTGGGTTTGGTGTTTTAAGATAACAGAATTTGATTTTATCGCCGCCGGCAATTGGTTGAAACTTTTTATCTAGACCTTTTTGGCTAAGATGATAGTTGTAAAGAATAGCACCGCGGACGTGCATCGGGCAACCTTTTTTGTACAAATTAACACGGTCACGATATTTATCGATATTATCAGTACCAGAGTTACGGCCAATATCTTCTGGAGGAAGATTATAAAACTCTTGGCGGAAGTTTTCAATAAACTCTTGTACAGCAGCCTCATCTTGGTTCATAATAACTTTGAACGAATCTTTAAGTTTGTCACGACATACTTCAGGAGTAGAAGAACGAACAGACTCAAGACCTGTTACAGAGATTTTTGGTGTATCATAATGAACACCTTCTGAGTTCAGAGTATTCATAATGTAACGCTTCTTGGCAATGAATACCGATTTATCAGTAATCTTTTCACGTTTCATTACCATAGCCTGACGATAAGCACCCATCATTTGAGCAAGTTCTTTGTAACCATCTTCGAGTACTTGTTCGATTTTCATCTTACAAACTTTGTCAAGAAACTCTTCGCCTTTGGCACGTTCGACATCAACAGTGCCAAACGAAGCTTTAATAACACTTGACATATCGACGTAAATAGAGTCTGTATCGATATAAATGATATAATCTTTATCGTTAGTTTTAAGAAGTTTATTTAGATATGTATTAACAGACTTTTCGGCATAACGGATTGAAAGCTGACCGGAAGTTGTAATTGCTTCTGCCATGTCGTTAATATAGTACAAGAAGTAGATGTTAGCAGTAGCACCGTACAGCGAGTTCATGGCAATCTTAATAGCCATTTGCTGGTTATGCAGGTTATTAGCTTCACGCTTAAGCGATTCTTTTTCTTTTGGATCTGTAGCATTCTCAAGTGCTTGTTCAACACCAAGCATTTTCTTTTTAATTACAGAACGATTGCCGTAGTACTCATCAATGATTTCAGGAATTACACCTTTAAATTCATTAGTAAAACACGCACCGTTTGCGGCAACAGAAACAGTACTATCATTATTTTGATATTTACCGCTTAGAACCATATCTTGAGATACATATTCACGACGATCTTCAATATATGTTTCTGGAGACATGTTGTATTGAAGCATCAAGTGTGGATACAGCGAGTTCAAATCGAAAGATACAACCCAAGGATGCATGCCAACTTTTGGATCTTTAACATAACCACCGACAAGATCACCAGCACGTTGGCCTGGACCACCTTTAATAGGAGGAACACGGCCTTCTTTAATAAGACGACGATAAAGTGTTGTTTCCCAAATGCCAACAGTACCAAATGCATCATTGTAGTTTACACCGCCGCCATAAGCAACAGTCATAACCAAAGAAAGCAAACCAGTTTCATCTTCAAAGCGTTGAATCAACCACGTATCTTTAAGGTTATAATCGAGATATAGTTGTGGGTTTTGTTCATACAATTCAGTAAGTGTACCATACTCTGAGTAATCAAGTTTCTTTTCACCGAGTACTACATTAGCAATATGGTCTAGCTTCCAGGATTCTTGTGGGCCATACTTATAACCAAACTTCTTGAATGCATCCATATAATCGACTACAGCAACACCAGATATTTCATATGTTTGCTGCATCTTACCAAAGAATTCACGACCTGTTTGACGAATAGATCGCCAAGGAGAAAGATCTCGTGCAAACTCTTCGCCGAATAGACGAGACATACGTGTTATAATATATTGAATATCGAAGTAAGCTACGTTCCAGCCGGTTACAATATCAGGATAGTCATTACACCACAATTGTCTGAACCTACGAAGCAATGCTTCTTCAGTATCAAACTTCATAAAGTGAATGTTATCTGGATCGATATCAAGTAACGTTTGTGATTTGTCGTAGTCTTTACGACCGAGTAGATGGTAATCATCAGACTTAGAAGATTTAAAAGCAATCGATGTGATTTCTTTATCAGCAGAATTCATATCAGGATAGCCGTCAGCAATATCAACCTCGATATCGAAAGAAACAATGTTTACTTTAGAAACATCGTAATTGACTTTACCTGGATATTTTTGCTGAATGAACTGTGCTACGTAATTAGTGGAACCACCAATTTCAAAGCCGTGAACATCTTTATACTGTTCAATCCAATCTTTAGCCTCTCGCATAGTATCCATAACAACAGAAGTCATAGGACGACCAGTTGTAAGAGATTTATGTTGGCTGGTACCAGATTTATCGCCACCGACAAATAAGGTAGGTGAGAACTTTACTTTACGTTCAAATCGCTTGTTATTTTCATAACCGCGCCATAATATGTTGTTGCCGTATCGCTCGACAGATGTGTAAAAGCTAGACATGATATTCCTTGTGATTCAATATAATTCATTATATAACAGTTTCTGTGATATGTACACAGTTATTTTCGTGGGTCTATCTGTGATTCGATTCCACCTTGCCTGTTGTCTTTAGCAATTAGCAAAGCCATTGATTGTATATCATCTAAGATATTTTGACAAGCACTCTCGTCAAAATCTGGGTGTTCATTTCTTTTACGATGAAGCTGCATAGCTTTATCATGCATTACGTTTATTCGTTCTATAAGTTGCTCTATAGTATGGTTCATTGTGCTCCTACGCTGCTATTTGTGAGAAGTTTTTAATCTTATCAAACTTAACGTGGGACATAAACTTGTCACCAAACTGATGGCCACGGTGTGAGATAACAAAGATGTTATCATCAGAGTTAAGATTATGTAGTGTATCAATCAACATTTCGATACCAACACCATCAAGTGCACCATCTAAAGTTTCGTCTAAGATTAAGAGGTTAGTTGAGACTGAGTTACGTAGCTTAGCAACTGCTCGCCAAGACAACATAATAGCCAACGTGATACGTAGCTTCTCACCTTCTGAGAATGAAGCATAAGAAAATGCATCACGGAAACGAGACTTAATTACTTCGTTAAAGTTTTCATCAAGCCTAAAGTCTACAAACAAATCAAATGCTTGAAGATACTTATTAATTAACTTATTCATTACAGGAACATATTGTTTAATGATCTTGGCTTTGATACCACCATCTTTAAGCATTTGTGCTGTAACACTATTTACTTCTTTTTCTGCAAATAGTTCTGTTTGACGAGCATTGATTTCATTTAGAGTGTTACTATATTCTAACAACTTAGTCATATCAACTGCTTCAGCTTCTTCTTCAGCCATATCTAATTCATTCTTATATGAAACTAATGCATTCTTAGCAACCTTGATTGTTGCACGTTGATCACCAATACCAAGATTAATATTACGCATTTTATCTTCAAGCTTTGAGATATCACCAAGACGATCATCGTACTCTTTAGATTTTACAGCCAGTTTCTCAAGCCCATCCATCAACTCAGTTACTTTAATATCTTTATCTGATATGATCCCTGCTTTGAAAGCTTGCTCAATACCTTGCTTACATGTAGGACAATCATCGTGATCCTTATAGAAAGATAACTCTTTTTGATGTGAACGCATTTGGCTTTCGATATCACGACGTAATGACTTAGCTTTTTCTGACTTCTTTTGCATATCAGGTTTATCTTTAATATCATCTAATACAGCTTCAAGCTCAACATTCTGTGTCTCAATAACAGCTTTAGCATTCTCAATATCTTTAAGGTGAGCACCCATCTTATCACGAATCTTTTCAGCTTCAACTTCTTTCATCTCACGAATAGAGTCATTATGATCTTTAGCCGCTTCGATACGAGTTTCAACCATATCTTTTTGGTATCCGTTTTCTTTTATGCTTTCTTTATTAGAACTCACAATATCTTTCAATAACGTATTCATTGTACTGAACACTTGGATATCAAGAAGATCTTCAATAATTTCACGACGACCGTGTGCTGGTAGCTCCATAAAAGGAACGTATGTAGCACTACCAAGGATAACGATCTGTGTAAATGATTTATAGTTAAGCTTAAGAATGTTCTGTTCTAAGTAAGATTGATAATCTCTAACTGCAGCATCTTGGTCAATCAACACATCATTAAGAGCAATCTCAAAGAAGTTTGGCTTTATTCCACGCCTAATCTTATAGTTCTTTGCACCAATGTTAAACTCAATTTCTGTTTCGAGTTCTTTCTGATTAATAGAATTAACAAGCTGTGGCTTTGTAATCTTACGAAATGGTTTACCATATAAAGCAAATGTTATTGCATCAAGCAATGTAGATTTGCCACTACCGTTTGAACCACTAATTAAAGTGGTCTTGCTTTTATCTAACAGGATCTCAGTCCAAGCATTACCCGATGATAAAACGTTTTTATAACGTACTTTCTTAAAATGAATCTTCATTATATATTCTGTGCCTCTACATAAAGTTCGTCAATTAATCGTTTAATTTGTATCTTATCAACTTTTGTTTCTAAAGAGTTAATATAGTCATGCAAGATATCTTTTGTATCTTTAGTTTCATCTAACATTTCATCAAGACCTTCAGACTCTAAACTAAGAGAATCTTCGATAGCTTTAACATCAGCTGCACCAGCATCAGTCAACTTATTTAGGAACAAGTCATAGATGTATGGATTAGTTCTGTTCTTAACAATAACTTTAATAAACGTATCTTTAAGAGCGCTTACATCTAAGTTAGCAATATCTTCGATAGTCATATCAGCATCATCATATTCAATTTTATGGAAGATAACGTTAGGATTTAAAATCCATTCTAACTCACGGGTTTCTGTATCTAATACACGGAAGCCACGTTTGCCTTGATGATCTGACCAAGTCATTTCGTAAGGAGAACCAAGATATGAAATATTGTTATATGTAGATGGATGATGGAAGTGACCTGAGTACACAGCTTCAAAGTTTGTAAATACATCTCTTGTTAAACCGTGATCACACAAGTGGCCTTTATCCATTTCAAAGCCTTGAATAGAAAAGTGGCCCATACACATATCAGCATCAGACTCACGAATATCTTTCATCATATCTTTATAGTTACTATTATTAATCCAAGGAACCATCAAGAATTTTGTAGATCCAAGAGTAAGTTCTGCACATTTATCTTCGTAAATATTAAAATTGTTATACTCACGTAATAGCAAATTCATAGAGTTTACTTCATTCGTGTTTGTATAATATGTTGTATGATTACCTACTAGTGCATGATATTCAATACCGCGATTAGCGATTTGATCAAAGAAGAACTTCTTACCACGCTCTAGTGATACATAGTTGATAAACTTACGACGATCGAAAGTATCACCAAGATCAAATATGATTTTAATATCATGTTCATCAATATAAGGAAAGAACACCTCTGAGAAGAAACGTTCTTGATGATCTAAAAATAATTTAGAATCACCGCGAACACCGATATGCATATCTGTTACAATTGCTATTTTCAAGATTTTATCCTATTTTGTTTTTGGGTCTGCATCTTTTTCTGTATTAGCGTCTTTTTCAATTTTATCAGCTTTTTTCTTAGCTTTGTCTCTTGCTAATTTATCTTCAAAGTCTTCAATAAAATCATTCATGTAATCTGCTGCTGTACTGAGATGAATATTAAGATCTTCACCAGAAGAGTATGTACCACCAGTAGTAATCATATGTTGAGAAGACTTGAAACGAATATACATTTGCTTCTTCTCTTTAGCGATTCTACGTAGGAAAGCATACCAGATAATTTGCGTAAAATATGCAAACGGATTCTGAGATTTTTCTTCATTAAAGTTCATTATATATAATAGACAGTTTTCGATACCGTCTGAGATCATATCTTCTTTATAAGAATATCCAGAGAAATTTGGTTTTGTTGCTAATCTTGTCGCTATCTGAAATATGCAAGTACCTATGTAATCTGGTACTCTTGGTCTTCCTTCACCTGCGTCTTCTGCTTCTCTGCAGAGTTGCTTGTATGCGACCAAAGCGTCAAGAAGGTCCCTGTTATTCACGTAATTGCGAGTGGCTCGTCTTTTTGCCATTGGAAATACCTCCATTGATGTAGTTAAAATCTATTTAAATCTAATATAACACAGTTATGCACAGGTGTCAACTAGTTTGTTGAAAATAATTAATTTTAAAATAATTGAAAATAACAGTTGACAACCTTATCAAGTAGGTGTATAATAGGATTATATCCTTTAAACCATTATAGTCCCAGTCATTATATATCTACTGTGTAGACCTTAAAGTTAAACTGCTGGGTACCATATATCTCAATTCTCTTCTTAAAATGTTGTAAAGTATAGTTCTCGAATGATCCATGTGTCAAGTCATCAGTAATATCATATAGTGTAGCCTTATCGGCGTCGTTGCCCTTTCTTAGGGCACGACCAATTGATTGCAATA